CAAACTGGCCAGCAAACGCCTTAAGGCCGAGGTTGTCAAAGGCTCGGCCAGTCCCATTGGCCTGTACCAGACCCTGTACAAGTATTCAGATCCCAATTGTGTGTTGGTGTTTGATGACTGTGACTCAATCCTGTTGGATGACGTTGCTCTTAACTTGCTGAAGGGTGCCCTGGACTCTGGCAAGAAGCGCAAGATCTCCTGGTTGTCAGACAGTCGCATTCTGCGAAGCGAAGGCATTCCGGACAGTTTTGAGTTCAAGGGTTCGGTAATTTTTATTACCAACTTGAAGTTTGATACCATGCGCTCGCAAAAATTGCGGGACCACTTGGATGCATTGCAGAGCCGGTGCCACTACTTGGACTTGACACTTGACACCATGCGTGACAAGGTGTTGCGTATCAAGCAGATTGCCAAGGACGGTGTGTTGTTTGCAGACTACGACTTTGACGAGTGTGTGCAGGACGAGATCATCGACTTCATGGACGAGAATAAAAATCGTCTGCGTGAGATGAGCCTGCGTATGGCTCTTAAGATTGCTGACTTGCGCAAGATGTCAGTGTTGAACTGGAAGCGCCTGGCAGAGACCACTGTTATGAAACCCGCAGGAGCATAAAATGGCTTGGATAGGTGCCTTGATGTTGTTGATGTTAGGGCACCTAGGTTGGGCTTTGTTCGTAGCGTTTTTGATCTTGATGTTTGGAGATTGATATGTTTGAAATATGGGATGGAGACTTGTATCTGTTCTCAGTGGATACCGAATACGAAGCAGACGAACAGCGTAAGGCTGGCTTTACAGTTAAGTGTTTAGAATATTACGGAGCGTGACATGGAAAAATTTGCAGTGTTTGTTGGTGCAATTGTGATTGCCATTGTGGGAGTTCTGTTACTGAGTTTCTTACTGAGCTGGCCTGTGTACATGCTGTGGAATGGTTGCTTGGTTGATGCAGTGCCTTCTGTTAAAGAAGTCACGTGGTTGCAGGCTTGGGGCATCACTGTCCTGTGCGGTTTCCTTTTTAAGACATCAGTCAATTCAAAAGATTAACCCTCCAAGGTTATCCCGGGCATTGGTTGGCTCCGGCCCGGGCTTTGTGACAGGTACCCTAAAACGGTACCTGTCTTTTTGACTTTTTGTTGTGATAAGTATATACTACTACAATGCCACAGCAATATTTGCACATAGATTTAGGTGCAGACTATACCTTAGATTTTGAAATACACAACACGCCCCTGGCCGATCTTTGGCTTGAGCGCATGCGCCTGCGAGATCCGTACCCGATAGATTATCCTGATCGATTCTACGGATTTGATTCGCAAGAGCAAGAAATTGCTCGTGCAGAAAAAATGATTCTGAACTGTATTGCCACAATCAATAGCTACCAGCCAATCATCGAACGTGAGTTCACTACGGTACATGACCAGGATTGTTTAAACTACTTGCATAACATTTTTGAACGTTACCATGGCTTACTAAATCAACAAAAAACTCTTTGGTGGTTACGTGCTCCACAGCCCGTAAAAAAATCTTTGGCAGAACTAAACTTGGCTGTACATCGTTGCGAAACATCATCAAGATTTGTTAGGCCAAGATTTGTTTGCACCTGGTACGGAGTGCCTAAAGATGTCACATTGTCCGAAGAAGTCATGAAACAATGCGGAGATATTAATCCGCCATTTGGAAGTGTGTGTTTAAACTATGTTGAGATTGGAAAAACATTGTTTGAGCTCATGCTAGACAAAGATGTGTACATCGGTGATGAAGCGTTCCAGCCCTTTAGTCATTACAATCCAGATTTTGTAGTAAAGTTTTTTGAGTACTCTCCAAAAGAAGTAGACAACATACTACAAAATATGCAACAATACTATCAAGCACACTGTGATTTTTTTGCTGATCGTGGGTATCAGCAATTTGATCATGTCAAACTACAGCCATTGCAATTTCCTGTTGCAAGGATAATTGAAACTACTCCACGCGAACAATTGATCAAACACATACAACAAAGACAACTCGTCACTCGAGTTTATATAGATGAAACGATGCACCATACAAATTCGAGATGAAGTAAACATCAAACTAGAGGGCATCGATCTAGATGTGCGCAAGGCTTTGGTCAATGCATTCAAGTATGATGTGCCCTATGCAAGATACTTGCCAGCAGTAAGGTTAGGACGATGGGACGGCAAGGTCAGTTACTTCCAATTAGGTGGATCAACATACACCAATCTCCTGCCAGAGATCATGCCCATCCTGGAACGCTACAACTACGACATTGAACTGGATGATCAAAGAGAATACTCCACAGTATTTGAGTTTGCCCAAGTCACTGAACAAACATTTGCACACAAGACTTGGCCCAAGGGGCATCCTGCAGAAGGACAGCCCATCCTATTGCGTGACTACCAAGTGGAGATTGTAAACAACTTCTTGACCAATCCACAATGCATACAAGAAGTGGCCACAGGTGCAGGTAAAACAATCATGACCGCGGCCTTGAGTGCCTCAGTAGAGCCATATGGCAGGTCAATTGTGATTGTGCCCAACAAGAGTCTTGTGACACAAACAGAAAAAGACTACCTCAATCTTGGCTTGGATGTGGGCGTGTACTTTGGTGACAGAAAAGAACACGGGCGCACACATACCATCTGCACTTGGCAGAGTCTTAATGTGTTGCTGAAGAATACCAAAGCGGGTGTAGGCGACGCCACCATCCAGGACTTTATTGAAGGTGTGGTGTGTGTGATGGTGGACGAAGTACACATGGCCAAAGCAGATGCACTAAAAACTCTGTTGACCACGGTGATGGCTAGAGTGCCAATTCGTTGGGGTTTGACTGGTACTGTACCAAAAGAGAAGTTTGAAAGCCAAGCATTGTTGGTCAGCCTTGGACCAGTAATCAGCAAGCTCAGTGCTAACGAACTGCAACAACAAGGTGTGCTGGCGCAGTGCCACGTGAACATTGTGCAGTTGCAGGATCACGTGGAGTATTCCGACTACCAAAGCGAGCTTAAATACCTGTTGGAAGAGTCAGGCAGGCTGGATGCAATGGCAGAACTCATACGCCATGTAAATGAAACAGGCAACACCTTGGTACTGGTAGATCGCACTGAATGCGGTCGTCAATTGGTTGAGCGACTGGGCGAACGAGCTGTGTTTGTGTACGGCGCAACCAAAGGAACAAAGAGACAAGAAGAATATGATGACGTGGCTACTGCAACAGACAAAATCATTGTGGCAACTTATGGTATCGCTGCTGTTGGCATTAATATTCCCCGTATATTTAATTTGGTGCTCGTTGAGCCTGGTAAGAGCTTTGTACGAGTTATTCAGTCGATTGGTCGTGGCATTCGTAAAGCGGAAGATAAAGACCATGTTCAAATCTGGGACATAACTTCGACTTGTAAATTTGCCAAGCGTCATCTAACCAAGCGCAAACAATTCTACAAAGAAGCCAATTATCCTTTTACTCAAGAAAAACTTGAGTGGATGAAGATAAAATAGTTGACTTTTTTGTTAGATCTCTATATACTACAAACATGAGAATACTTACCCTAGACAATGCCACCTACGATTTAGATCACCTGCCCGAAGAAGTAGATGACATGCGTTTTGCAATATTAGACAATTCAAATCCAGCCGAGCCTGACTATCATTTTATACCACTGATCTTCTTGGAGAGTTTTAATGCTCCTGCTCTTGTGCTACGCATTGGCGAGCACACCATAAAAATGCCCATGGATTGGCAGATATTGATTGGTGAACCTGATGTAGGCGACTTGGAAGTGTTACCACTAACATCAATAAATGACCGTGGCTTCAAAGTATTCCAGTTCAATCCCTTAACCAGTTTCCGTCCTAGCTTTCCAGAAATTGAAATCCTAGATGTGTATCATGAGGTATCATGGTATGCACCCAAACTCAAGAACGGTCAACTGTTGGCCGTGCCTGTAAGTGACGGGGCAGATCCTGACTGTGTGTACTTTGTCAAAGACGTCAGTCGCAATTGCGAGATTGTGGACTACAACAAGGCCTGGTAATGCCCTACACTGAACCTGAAATATTTGAAATCATCAATAGACTGGCCAGAGTGTATCTGGAAAGTTATCCCGACGACCGTGAAGGCCTAGAGCGGTTCTTGCGTTGGGCGCATTTGCAATATGGCTACCAGTATGGGCAGTCTTAAACCAGGTGCCACATACATCTACGAACGCAACGGTAATGAAGTGTATGCTCGTGAGTTTGGTGCTGACCCTGCTGACCGTGTGCTGGTTGGATATGGATATGATCCTGTGACTGGGCATAAAATAGACTACGATAAAAGAACCAGTGACGGCCGACCCTTGCATGACCACATTATGGAAGATAAAATGTGGGGCGAGATTCGGCGTGCAGCCCGAACCAATCCCACTTTACAAGATGAACTAAATCGTGTTATAATGATTTATAAACTGACCAAAACCAAATGACTAAAGTTTATTGCAAAGCACCCTGGACCAGTGTGAGTTACATGCCTGGCGGCAAATATTCTCCTTGTTGTGCATGGAGTGGCAATAAGTTTAATAGCCAAGCAGAAATGACTGAGACCATCGGCGGTGCATTCTTACGTGGCGAGGTACCAAAAGAGTGTGCCAATCCTTGTCCGCCAGATCGGCCAGGTTGGCGAGAAATGTATAAAAATTATGAAACAGACTACGCCACGCACAAAATAAATTTTTTAGATTTTCGCAACAACAACCTTTGCAATTTAAAATGTCGCAGTTGTGGTCCAGAGTTTAGTACATCGTGGTCCAGTGAACTTGGAGTACCGGACATAAGTTTATACAATCCGGTCAATGTTACAGATATGGATCTAAGCGAGTGCAAACAAATTTATTTTGCAGGTGGCGAACCGTTGTTGAATCCACAGCACTATCAAGTGCTTGAAAAGTTGATTGAGCAAGGTGCTGATCCTGCCATAATGTACAGCACCAATATGACTGTGCTAGGTGCTAAATCAAAACATGTAAAAGATCTGTGGCCTTCATTTAGCTTTATCAACGTTCATGCCAGTATAGATGCTGTGGGCAAGTACGCTGGTATAGTGCGAAGTGGCAGTGACTGGACCACAGTAGAATCCAATCTAAAATGGGTGCTTACACAACCAAACTGCAATATTAAAATTGCCACGGTGATCAGTGCTATTAACATTTGGTGGTTGCCTGAACTATTAGAGTATTTTACATGGCTGACCCCAGATCAATTTGAGCCGGTGCTGGCCAATGTAGATGCTGTTATTGGGCTTGGCAGTATCCCGGACCGATATCGAGCCAAGTTGATTAACATGCTTGAACAGTCCAAATTTGCCAACCATGTTAACATGCGGGGAGCAGTCGACGCTTTACGCAATCAGTGTTATAATGAAACCAACTGGTATCACTTCTTGACTCAGCAAATGCTTCAAGATAATTATCGAAATGAAAAATGGTTTGACAATCTACCTGTCAAACATGATGTATACAAAGAGGCACTTGCAATTGGATAAACTGACTATTGCCAACGAGATGAAGATGTTTGACTGTAAGGTTAGATCATTCTATGACGACCTCACAGCAGAAGAAAAGAAAAAGTTTTCTAACTATCTCATGATACGTTGGGGTTCGGCAGTGGAAGGCCCACGGGACTTGCAAGAGTACTATGTGATTGCCACCAATGAACGACTAAACAAACATTTCTTTAACCTAAGCAAACATCCAAAACTGCAATGGCTTATGGCCACTTCAGTAAGTCCAGACACAGGCTCACACCGGCATCCTTGGATCGCCCCTAAGAAAAAACAAGCAGGTGCTAGTGCCAAACGCAAGGCATTAGTGGCTATGTATCCGCATTACAAAGACGACGAAATAGATGTGATGGCAGCAATCACAACGCAGAAAGAAATTGACACATATAATCGCGCAAGCGGCAATGAAAAATGACACAACAATTGGTTGTAAACGGGTGCAGTTACACACATTCCTACGCATCGGGCAACGGCCATCAAGATCTAGCACAGCGTCTAGGCATTGCCACTGCCCACAGCATTGCTG